CCATTCAATAACGAGTGGGTTTCTTATTTTAAGGGAAGAAATAAAAAAATAATATATAACATATGAAATCAACTAAAAGATACGAAGAAAAGAAATTAATAATATCACATAAAGGAAGCACCGTATATCATTATTGGAAAGATGTAAAGATGATTGGTAAAGAAGGAATGTATAATGTTGAAGAGATAGAAGAAGCAGGTTGTTTAAGACAATCAAGTTCATACATCATATTCAACAAAAAGACACTGAATAGATTTGATGATATAATTGATATAATTACTTCATTAACGAAACAAAAAGAAAGAGATATAAAAATAAAACAATTAGGATTATGAAAGAGTATATTTACAATGACCCAAGAGACAACGAAACACCATTAGCAGTTATAACAATTGATATAAATGGAGAACTATGGAATGTTCCATTAGAAGAGTGGAATAAAGCAGTAGAAGAAAACAGAACAAAAGTAGTAACATCAGGAAACAAACTATTTTTTGTTACAGAAGAGAACTATGAATTAATAAAAGGAGCAAATAATAATATTAAATAATATGTTAGAAAAATTCAGAGAGGATAGAATGTGTGTATATTGTAATTCACCATTCGTAGCAACAAGAGAAAAGACGATATTTTGTAGTAAATCTTGTAACACAACATATAAGTATTTTATTAACACAGGTAATTTAGAGAAACTACAAAAGAAAATTGAAAAGAATAAACAACTAAAAACATGTAACAATTGTTTAGTTGAGAAACCATTATATAAATTCTTTACATATAAGAAAAGTGTATTTAGTTTTTGTATAAAATGTCACGAAGAAAGATATAAAGACAAGTATATTAATAAACTAAACTCATTAAAAAATGTAAATCTATCAATATACCCAGAAGTAGATGAGTTCGTTAATAGAATTAAAAGAAACGGATATATGGCAACTATGGCTGATATATTCATATTAGTAGATTTATTTGATAAAGTAAGTCCACAATCAAATATACCATTTCTATCAGAGCCAGAGAAATCATTTAATACTATGTTCTATAAAATATGTAAATGGTATAGTAAAGAAAGAAAAAAGATTTATATTGAACTATGAGTGAATTAAAGAAAACATATTATGTAAAGAAAGAAAGACCAAAAGTATATTTATCAAATAAGGATTTATATAAAGAGATTATCATTAGTAAAGCACAAGGTAAATTAACAAGAGGAGCAGAGAATATGTTAATGTTATTAGGTAAGAATGTAATTAAGAAGTTCTATTATAAAGATATAGATGATAAACACGATTGTTTACAAAACGGATACATTCAAATCTTTAGTAATTGGTATAACTTTGATGAAGATAAAGGTGATAATTGTTTTGCTTATTTTACAGAGATATTCAAAAGAGGTATAGCTGCTGGTTGGAAACAAGTTAATAAAGGTAGAAATGAATGTATATCTATGAATGGTATATTTGAAGACGGAGGAGATATGAATATATAATGGAATATGTATATCAAATAACAATAGATGGTGTAGTAAGATATATCGGTAGAACCAATGATATAAGAAGGAGACAGAACGAACATAATAGACACTTTAGAAACGATATAACGAAGGAACTATACAACAACATAAGATTACTTCACACAGAATATATTATGACCTTAGAACCAATAAAAGAGTTTAAGAGAAAGACAGATGCCAAACGATATGAATGTTTATTAATATTACAAGATTACTTTGGTGATAAAATTTTATGGCAGAAATGTCCAAGAATAGGTGATTAACTTTAAATTGTCACTACATAAGGGGGTGTTAAGATATAGAGGAGATATAGATAAACAAAGGGACAAAAGGAAAATAAATATATACATAAACAAAAGGATAGAATATGATAAACGAAGATGATATTAAATGGATAATGAAAGTAAGAGAGTATTATATAGATGAATATTGCTTTCATTTACCATTCACACCAAAACCAATTATAGAAATGAACTTAGAAGAATTAGAATTATTAGAGAACTCAGCATGGGAATTTCATAATATTCCATCAGAAGGATTACAATTCTTTATTTGTAAAAAAATTACAAACATGACAATTAACTAAAAAATAACAAAGATAGAAAATGAATATAGAAAAAGTAAATATTGATGATATTAAATCAAACCCAAACAATCCAAGGGTTATTAAAAACGATAAATTTAAGAAACTTGTAAAGAGTATTAAAGAGTTCCCAGAGATGTTGGAGATTAGACCAATTGTAGTTGATGAGAACAATATAGTATTAGGAGGGAATATGAGATTGAAGGCGTGTAAAGAAGCCGGACTAAAAGAACTACCTATTATTAAAGTTACAGATTTAGACAACGAACAAAAGAATGAGTTTATATTAAAAGACAATCAATCATTCGGTGAATGGGATAATACATTATTATCAACATGGGATAAAGATTTATTATTAGATAGTGGATTTGAGATGTGGGATTTGATTGATATATTCGGAACAAATGAATTAGATAATAAATTCACGAACCCTTTAGAAGGTTCAAACTTCAATCCAACTGAAATAGATGTTGATGAATATATCAAACAAAATATATTATTTTTTAATGAGATGATGATTGAATTTGAAGATGATGATATTAAAAATTGTATAAGAAATATAAAAAGCATATCAACAAAAGAGCAATTCATTGATGATATTAAAAAAATAATAATCCAATATGGCAAAAATAGCATTTGATAAATATTACACACCACCAACCGTAGCAAGATGGTGTATAGAAAAGACCAAAGAGATTATTGGTGAAGAGAACATAACAGAATGGGTTGAACCATCAGCAGGTTCAGGTTCATTCAGTCATCAAATAGAAGGATGTAAAGCATATGACTTATATCCACAACATGAATTCATAGAGAAATCAGATTTTTTAGAATTAGATTTAGGTGGATATAAAAAAGGTAGATGTTTCATAGGTAATCCACCATATGGAAATAAAACAATTAAAAACTTTTATAATAAATGTACCAAAGATGGTGATTATATAGCATTTATATTACCAGCATCATATTGTAATAATTATAATTCATTACATAAATTTGAAATTGTATATTCTTGTATAATTAAATCAAACTATACGAATAAAGAATTAAAGACATCATTCACAATTTATAAAAGAAATCCACATAAAGATGATTGGAGACAAAAGAAAGAAAGTATAATATTAAATGATGTTACAATAAGTCATTATAATAGAAGTCATAATAAGAAAAATAAAAAAATAGAAGATTATGATTATTCATTCACATCATTTGGTAGAATTTTCAAAGAAGCAAGACCATATGAAGTTGCCGGAGTTATATCTATAAAATGTAATAATGAAGATAATAAGAATGATATAATTGAATTTTTGAAATGGTTATATCATTATAATAATAGAACTAAAAAGTTTGACGCAACAGCATCAAATTCAATAACGGTGAATGATATTAAGAAATTACTGAAAATATGTATTCCAGATATAAAATAAAATAATAAAATGAAACAGAACCCAACACTACACAAACAAAAACTATTAGAAGCATTAGAGAAATCACTTGGTATTGTTACAGCCGCATGTAAAGAAGTAGGTATATCAAGAGATAGGTTCTATACCTATTATAGAGAAGACCCAGAGTTTAAAAGTAAAGTAGATGATATAAATGAAATCACAATTGACTTCGCAGAAAATCAATTACTAAAGAAGATAAAAGAAGGTAGTGAAAGAAGTATCCTATTCTATATGAAGTATAAAGGAAGAAAGAGAGGATATAACGAAGAACTAAATATAAACGCCAATATAAGAATGGAACAACCATTACTAAAACCATTAGACGAAGATAAGGATGATACTGACGACAGCGATACAGAAGATAAGAAAGATTAAAACCAGAAAGAAGATTATACAAGGTGGTTCATCTTCAGGGAAGACATACGCCATATTAACTATATTGATTGACTATTGTAGTAGAAATCCAAGAACATCAGTATCAGTAGTATCAGAAAGCATGCCACACCTTAGAAGAGGAGCCATCCGTGACTTCTTAAATATAATGAAGAACACAGGTAGATACTTTGACGAACACTTTAATAAATCAAACCTGATATACACATTCGGTAATGATAGTTATATTGAATTCTTTTCAGCAGACCAACCAGATAAACTAAAAGGAGCCAGAAGAGATATTCTTTATATAAACGAGTGTAATAATGTTACATATGAAGCATATCAACAATTAAGTATTAGAACGAAAGAAGATATATATTTAGATTACAACCCAGACAGAACATTCTGGGCCATAACAGATGTGATGTATGAACCAGACGCAGAAAGAATTATATTAAACTATAAAGACAACGAAGCATTAAACAAATCAACGATAGAACAATTTGAGATAAATAGAAAGAAGGCAGACACAAGTGAGTATTGGAAGAACTGGTGTAAAGTATATATTGAAGGTGAAGTAGGTTCATTAGAAGGAGTAGTATTTAATAACTGGAAAGAAATAGACTTCCTACCAGAAGAAGCAGAGATGATAGGTATAGGACTTGACTTCGGGTTTACAAACGACCCTACGACAGCCATAGCCGTATATAAATCAGAAGGAGAGTATTATATAGATGAACTATTCTACCAAACAAACTTAACAAACTCATCAATCAATTCATTATTAGAACAAAGTGGTATAAGTAAATCAACAGAAATATGGGCAGATAGTGCTGACCCAAAATCTATTAAAGAGATAAAGAACTATGGTTGGAGAATTCAAGGAGCCACAAAAGGACCAGATAGTATTAAATATGGAATAGGTTTGATACAAGAACACCAACTATATATCACAAGAAGAAGTAATAACTTAGTAGAAGAGTTACAGAACTATCAATGGATGAAAGATAAAGACGGAAGTAAATCAAACTCACCAATAGATGCCTTTAACCACGGAATAGATGCGTTAAGATATTTGTTTATGAGTAAGATGGGTAAAAAGAATAACAATAAAACACCATTTTATATTGGAAGATAATCACAAATTGTCACTACATAAGGGGGAGTTAAGATAGAGTATAGGGAAGAGAAAGAAAATAAATATATAGTAGATATAAAATAATTAACAACTATGACAAAAGAAGAATTTAATAGAGAATGGTTTGATATAGTTAAATCAAATATAATGATGGTTAGACACTTTACTGAGTTTGTTGATATACCATTAGCAGCAGATGAGATATACTTATCACTTGAGAATATATTTTCCTTATTAAGAAAGATAAGTGTAAAAACATTCTATACAGATAAATCAATTGAGAGAATATATTTATTAGTATCACCAGAAATAGATATTATACAAGAGATATTATCTTTTTTAAGTAACATAGAAACAACATTAGTTTATTCAATTATATTAAATTTATTTAATGATTTAATTTACTTCACAGAAGAATTAGAAAAATATGAAATAACAGGCAACCTATTAAATATAAGAGATTATTGGTTTAAAGAACGCCAGATAAAAATAATCACTACTACGAATGTTAAATAAAAATGATATTATAACAGACTTATATAAATCACCTTTGTTAAATGAATAATTATAAAGATTACATCAAGACACCAATTAACAGAAGAACTTAAAGCAGAACTATTCTTAATACTATGTGAGATGAAAGAAGATAAGATAATTAAAGCACAAGAGAATAACTATCTTATATACTTATGTATAAACATATTAAAGAAACAATATCATTCATCAACATCACCATTTCATAAGAAGTTTAGAAAAGAAAAGTTTGATGAGATGATAATAGATGACGACCAAGATGATAATATGATTGATAAAGATGTTCAACTGGCATTTGATGAGATAAGTGACAGAGAAGAGATGGAAGAACTATTAAACAAAGTAAAATGGATAGTAGATAATAAACTTGATGTTATAGATAGAGAACTATTCAAACTATATTACAAGTGGGATAAATATGACAGATGGATGGGAGAATTAAGAGATATAACATGTGATAAAGAAACATCATCATATAGAAAGATAGAAAAGAAACTAGCAATCACAACAATCACATCTGATGGTTCAAATAAAAAGATTAGTATAGGAAGGTCAACAATCGCCTTATCACATCAGAGAAGTATTGAAAAGATAAAAAAATGGATAGATAGAATATGATAGTTATATTAAAAATGATTTTGATTTGTTATGTATTAGTTGACTTAACAAGTTTGATAGGACAGATACTTTCAACACTACCAATTAAGAATAAAGTATTAGGAGTTATAAAAGTTCTATTTGAGTATTTATTAACCTGTGAAAAGTGTAGTTCATTCTGGATTACATTATTTATGACAGGAGATATATTCACATCAGCAGTAGTAGCAATAACAATTAAGATAATAAAAATGTTAGAAAATAAGTTCATTAAAACAGAACTATAAAAATAAGATAGGAAGATGATAATAAGAAATGATTGCGTTAAAGAAGACACACTCACCGTAGAAATAAACGGACAATGTAGTGATATAATAACATTACCAGGTAGTGGAATTAACTCAGACCAAATAATGTTATTAATGGAACAATATAATAAATGTTGTATGAGTAATACGATGTTATTATATCAACAACAACAAATGATAAAAGAGATACTATCTCAATTAAAAAAATGTTGCTCTACAAAACCACAACAAGTTAATTGTTGTAAGCCAAACTATCCAGGACAAAATGTAGATGACTTTACTATAATAGATATAACACCAAAACAAAGACCTGTTATTAATCAACAACAACAAACATTACCAAAGCCAACTAAACCAGATACAATAGAAACATTATATAGTCCAGTTGTAGATAAGAACGCTTTTAGTATAATGGGTGTTGGTGGAAGTTGGACTATTGTAAATGGTGATATAGTAAGTGGAGGAGTTAGTTTGAAAAGATTTATTCCAGTAAAATTAGGTGTTAAAAATGGTGATAGATTATTAGAATGTATAACTGGATATAGAGTTGTTACAGGAGGTGGGATGTATCCAAAACAAGAAGCCATACTATCATATCAAATACTAAATATAAAGACAGGAGGAAGAACTATATTTGAAGCGGGACCAAACCATTTTAGAAGTTGGTTTAGATAAAAAATAAATAAAATAAGATGAGTGAAGATAAAAAAGAATTTGAAAGATTATATAAACTAAAAGCCGTAGATATGAAAGATAAGAACTCGGCTTTAGATTTAATAAGAAGATATATTGATAATGGAGCCGCATATTGTTTACACTGCGACCCAGCAATTAGAGCAATGTTCAATAGATTAAAAGAATGGTATGATACCAATAAGGACAACATAAAAT